CCACCTAATTCTTTTCCTGACTTGCGCAGTCAGAAAGAGATAGCGATAGACTTAGAGACTTGTGATCCGTGGCTCCTGTCTCATGGTCCAGGCTGGGCGTTTAAAGATAGAGGATATATTATTGGTATCGCGGTGGCTACTGATGGCTGGTCTGGATACTTTCCTATCGCGCATAAGTCTGGGGCTAACCTAGACCAAGCGGTGGTAAGGAGATGGTTACAGAAACAGCTTGATGCTCCTAACGATAAAATATTTCATAACGCACAGTATGATGTAGGTTGGCTGAAGGCATCTGGCTACACAATCAATGGTAAGATACACGATACCATGGTGGCTGCTCCTCTGTTAGATGAGAATAAAAGAAGCTACTCTCTTAATAATCTAGGTAAGTATTACTTAGGCGTCATCAAAGATGAGACTATGTTGACTGAAGCAGCCCACGCCTTTGGGATTGATCCTAAGTCTGAGATGTATAAACTTGCTCCTGAGTATGTAGGTAAGTACGCTGAGCAGGATGCTGCTATGACGTATGAGTTGTGGCAGTTACTAAAAGATGGAATCCAGACAGATGATGTCTCAGAGATATATGAGCTAGAGAGTTCTCTCATACCTAACTTGATAGACATGCGTAGGAAGGGTGTACGCATAGATACAGATAAAGCTCAAGAAGTTAAAAAGTATCTAGCTAAAAAAGAATCAAAGATAGTTCAAGAAGTTAAACGCTGGTATGGGGTGGAGCCTGACTTATGGGCAGCTCAGTCTCTGTCTCAAGTGTTTGACAGGGCTGGTATAGATTACCCTAAAACACCTAAGACTAACGCACCCAGCTTTACAGCAAACTGGCTAGAAGAGCACGACCATAAATTACCTAAAGCTATAGCACAGGCAAGAAAGCTCAATAAAGCCAGAACTACATTCATAGATAAAATGATACTAGAGCATTTAGTAGATGGCAGGATACACGGCGAGCTGCACCCACTGCGTTCTGACGTAGGAGGCACAGTCACGGGTAGGTTTAGTTGCTCTAATCCTAATCTACAACAGGTTCCAGCCAGAGACCCAGAGATAGGTAACTTGATTAGAAGTTTATTTCTACCTGAAGAAGGTTGTCACTGGGGCTGTTTTGATTACTCTCAGCAAGAACCTAGACTCACTGTACATTATTCTGTGCTTACTCAACAGGAAGGTGCAGAGGAGGCTGCGTTTGAGTATACTAACGATGACGCTGACTTCCACCAGATTGTAGCTGACATGGCTAACATCAGCCGTAAAGAAGCTAAGATTATCAACCTTGGTTTGAGCTACGGTATGGGTAAAGATAAGCTGACTACTCAACTAGATATCAGCCCAGAAGAAGCAGAAGTCTTGTTTGATCAGTATCATCAGCGTGTACCATTCATCCGTGGATTACGGGACTCTACCGCGAGGATGGGGTCTAACAGAGGCTACATCAAAACTATACTCGGCCGTAAGTGTAGGTTTAATTTATACGAGCCCTTTGACCGTAGGGAGTTACCTCTACCGCTCGACGAGGCGATGGAGGCGTATGGAGGAAAGCTCAAAAGGGCTTATACCTATAAAGCTATGAATCGTTTGATACAGGGCTCAGCAGCAGATATGACTAAGAAAGCTATGCTCGACCTACATAAAGAAGGGCTCATAGCCCATACACAGGTTCACGATGAGCTAAACATATCTATAGCAGATCAAGCTGAGTGCGAGAAAGTAATAGAGATTATGCGTGACTGTGTTGAGCTTAAAGTTCCTAACAAGGTAGACGCAGAGATAGGTACAAGCTGGGGTGATGTAAAAGATTATAAGGTGTACTTTAATGAAAGCTCGTGACGGTAGAAGAAGTGAGTTACGCAGTGTCTACTTTCAGATTTATATGACATACAATAATTCACACGTAACTTTAGAAGAACTAGGTGACAAGTACCACGTGTCAAAACAGAGAGTATGGCAGATCGTACGCCTCTGTAAAATAGGGGATGGTAATTACTTCAGGGGTCTAGAAAAATTAAATGAAGTAAAAAAGAGTTACAAAAAAGAGTTCCCTGAAGCAAGCTCTAAAACTATTAACGAGCTAACACGCGACTGGATGAAACTTAAAAACATAAGGTTGATAAAGAACGGTCATGGGTAAAATAAATTCTAGGCACAAGGGCGCGAGCTTTGAAAGAGAAGTCGCCATGCACCTTAACGTCTTCTTTGAAAGTATCGGTGTACCGCTAAAGATAAAGAGAAACTTAGAACAGTATCAAGAAAAAGATCTAGGCGACCTCAACGTTCCCAACCATACAATAGAATGTAAACGATATGCCAACGGCAACTGGTACAAAGAAGAGTGGTGGCAGCAGGTGGTAAACTCTTGCGGCAGCACGATTCCTGTTCTGATATGGAAGTATAATCGACAACCGATCAGAGTCTGTCTGCCCATGTACGTGCTCACCAAAGGTAAGAAGGATCTAACTAAAACTGTAGTGCTGACTTTTGAAGACTGGCTAGATATTCTTGCTAAAAATCTTTAGCAACATGCTATACTCTCTGGGTAACCAGTTTAAAGTAATAGGTACGTTTAATCAATATAGGAGAAAAAACGTATGGCTCATGCAGTAGAAACTATGGCTTACGCTGGGGAAGTGCCCTGGCATGGCCTCGGGGTAAAAGTCGATGACGACTTGACCCCTGACGAGATGCTGATAGCAGCAGGTCTTGATTGGACCGTAAGTAAACGTCACTTGTTTACTCACGATAAGCCGACTATCGAGGCTTCTGCTCAAGATAACCTTAACGACCTCGTGGCGTTACCTGAGCACTATGTTATAGTGCGTGACAGTGATAATAAGCCCTTTGGTCCGTGTGGCTCTAAGTTTGTACCTTCTCAAAACAAGGATGCGTTCCAGTTTTTTAAGAAGTTTACCGATGCAGGCCACATGAAGATGGAGACCGCTGGTTCTCTCAAGGGCGGTGAGCAGGTCTGGGGTCTGGCTAACGTCAGTAAAGACTTTGTCTTACCTGGGGACGACCGAGTGTTAGGCTATTTATTAGTAAGTGTCTCTCATAAGTGGGGTAAGTCTAACGAGATACGGTTCACGCCTGTCCGTGTAGTCTGTAATAATACGCTGAGTATGGCGTTAGCTGACCGTACGACGTCTGGTTTCCGTATGCCTCATACTACCTCTATAGACGCTGAGGTATTTCAAGCAGCGGAGGAGGCGTTAGGTCTGGCCGGTGAGCGTATGGATCAGTACAAGGAGGGTGCTGAGTTTCTTAGTTCTAAGAAATTTAATAAAGACTCCATTGTTACTTACATCGCTGACTTATTTCAGCCCGAGCTACTTAAAGAGCAGGCTGAGATAGAGAAAATGACTGATGTCAGGGCTATCGCGACCCGTCAAAGTATGGTTGACGAGTTTAAGAAGACGCCCTCTCTGGTACTACAGGCCGTGGAGGAACAGCCCGGAGCCGACCTCAAGTCTAGTAAAGGTACTTGGTGGGGAGCTATGAACGCTGTTACTTTCATAGTTGACCATAAGTGGGGCTACGACCGAGACGCAGCGTTACATAACGCATGGTTCGGTGAGCGTGCCGCTCTCAAGACTAAGGCCATGGCTAAAGCTATTGAGTATGCTAAGGCAGCGTAACCTTCTAGAGGAGCGGTGTCATACATCTTGACACCGTTCCTTTACTTTCTACTATACTTTTCATAACATATACCCTTACTGACGGAGATAAGGATGAGAAGAGACATTCGTAACTGGAGTGAGCCGACCACTGTGATTACTTTTTTAGGTGATCTACCGTGCTCTACGGACCACTTTGTGATTACTGAAGACTGCCCTAAAATATGCGGTGGTCTGAGGGCTGGTTCGCCCATGATGTATAACCCAGATAAATATGCACCTCCTGGCTGGCTAACCCTTAAACGAGCTGCTGATATGTATCAAGAACATACCGGAAGACGTAAAGAGTTTACCACACGTAAAGAGGCACAAGAATTTTTATTTGAGTACTTCAAACCTCTGGCGGTTGAGCCTACTGACGATGACTTTTCTGACTGGTACTTGAAGAAGCGAGACGAGGAGCAGTCAGTAGATAAAAAAGATGTAAAATGGAGACCCTTAGCTTTAAAGATGGATACACCTAAACGCACGCACACAGCCCTTCCTCTTGACAGTAAAATACTACGCAACGAGCAGAAGGTGGCTAAGTCTGACAAAAATAAAGAGCGTCACGCTCTCTACACTGGTTTAAAAACAATCAAAGAGATACTTGATGAGAACCCTGATATCAAGCCAGCAGATATAAAGTATGATATCCGCTGTGGTTATGGGTTAGTGGGGGAGACAGCTTCACTATGAGAGTATCCGCTATTGAAAAAGGTGAGCCGATACCTCCAGTAACGCCGAGGAATAGTAAGTACAGCTTCCATGAGATGGAAGTGGGTGACCACTTTACGGTCGTAGACTATGAAGACATAGATCTACAGAGGCTCAGAACTGCTGCGTGTAACTATGGTCGTAGGAATGATAAGCATTTTATTACACGTAAAGTGTTAGAAGATGGTGTGTGGGTTTTTAGAGTATGGAGGACAGCTTGACAGAATTTATTTTTGCGTTTTTAGCTTTGATGATTGGTCTTTCGGTTGGTATGCTGATAGGCTGCTACATTACCACAAAAGAAGCAAAAGAGGCGTACAGGGGTGCTAAAAAACTTAACGAGTTATTAAATAGACCTTATGAGTAATCAAAAGCTGACACCTAAACAAGAGAAGTATGCACAGAACGTAGCTAAAGGCATGCAGAAAAAAGAAGCTGCTAAACAAGCTGGCTACAGTGAGAAGAATGCTAGCCGTGCAGGTTCTATACTGAGCAGTGACGCTAACCCACAAGTAAAAAACAGAATACAAGAGCTACAGACTAGAGCTGCTGATAAAGCTGAGCTTACTTTGACAACTCATTTAACAGACTTGAAGGATATTCGTGACGGTGCTGTGCGTAATGGTGCGTGGTCCGCTGCGGTAACTGCGGAAGTCGCACGAGGTAAAGCTGCAGGTCTGTATGTGAACAGAAGTGAGCTAACGGTTAACAGGGTTGACACTATGTCAAAGGAAGAAGTGTTAGCTAGAATGAGAGAGTTATATGATGAGACTGGTGGCATACTGCCTCCAGGTAAAGTAATAGAAGGAGAGTGTGAAGAAAAATAAAAGAACGAGTCTTCTCCACCCAGGTGAGCAGGGGCATCAGGTTGAGCCAGTATTTAGGCTACCGCCAGGAAACCCAAGTATATGGACGAGAGACAGGTTCAATGAATAAGGTGTGGACTCGTAGTATCTTCGAGATACACATTCGTTAGTCACGTTGTTTTATGTCAGCGTGTGCCATGTTATGTTTAGATCGTTTACATAACCACGGCTACCTTAATTGAACCCACCCCTGCACTTCACTACTTCTAGCTTTACCGTCATATAGTTGTAACTTAACCTTTTAGGGTTAGGTAGGTTTATAGCCAGGCATGGCGTCCTTTCCTACTTGACATACGGGGTGTGTATTCACTTAAAGTAGAGCCGTGGTCCTTTCCTCTTACATTAAGCCCATGTGCTCTCGCCCCTTTATTAACTAACTATGGGGAAGACCATGTACTACATAACTAGAGCAGATAATAAAGGCATCTATGAGATAGGTGTACAAGCTCTTAAAAACTTTAAACCAGAGGACGGGGTAGAATACTACGTCCGTAAGACTAGAAAGCTGCCCAGCTTCTTTGACAGTGTGCCAGTTTACTTAGGCGTAGACGGTAAGCTCAAGAAGACTAACAGAGAAGCCACCGGCTGGTGTGACGGTTATTATGGCTAATAGCGAAGTTCCTAAAGTCCGTATTGTAAACTGCGTAGTTTGTAGGTCAATATTCCCGACTGAACATAACCGCAGGTCTGTGTAC